ATCCATAACTGCATTTTTTCTTCATTGATCCATTTTTTAATATGGTCTGCTAAAGCATAACCATTGGATCTATTTAAAGAGTTAGCGATGTCTGTTTTTACTACACCCCAAACTTCGTTAACGCTTTTAGTTGGTACATTTATTAATTGTATCATTAAACCTATAATTATTTATCATCTTTTTTTTCTTGTTTAGGTAAATAATTTGTAATGTGTTGTAACTTACCAAAATTAGAACTTTTAATTTCTAACCACTTATCTAAATCTTTATTAATATCTGTATGTTCTGGTATAATTGTTGGGTTATTTAATAATACTTTTATATTTTCGTCAGCTTCTATTACTTTAGATTCGTATTTTTTAATTAAAGATTTTATTCTGTTAATCATATTATGTAACTACAAGATAGCTAATTCCTATATGTGTAGAATCTGTTGCACTCATTGTTGCTTTTAAAGAATCTGATGATTCTAAAATCAATGGCACAGACAGTATTTCTACTGCTGTGTTAGCTGATAAGGTTTGTGTTTTTAATATTGTATATTCTGCACTAGCAGAACTATCTGCTAAATCCATAGATATAGTTGGTGTATTACCAGTGTTATTGGTAACTCTAATAGATTTAACAATAATAGTTTCATCGGAAGCTGCTGTTAATAAAGCAGTTTCACTTACAGTTGCTAGTGCTACACCTTTAAACTTATAACTATTTGCCATTGTTATTTATTAAAAACTATTTTGGATTTGCGTCTTTAATAGCTTTAATTGATTTATGCCATTCGCCAGTTGCATCTAATTTACCTGCTGTCATATCATGGTATAAAAGATCAAGTTGATTATTAATACTATCGTAAGAATGTTTTCTAGTATGTCTAACAACTTCTTTTGCTTCTTCTGCTGCAACTGAAGATGAATAAGAATTTAATTGACTATCGCTTGGTTTTGCTAGACCAGAAACATTCCATGTTTTAATATAATCTCCTGCTCCATCATTTTGCATAACAATATTTTTTAATTCATTATCAATAGATTTGCTATTAGCATCCAAATATAATTTAACTTTTGTATATAAATTATCCATATTTTTATTGCTCCTTATTATTATTCAATTATTTTAAATCCGCCAAAATGAGAATTGCTTTCTACATTTGGAGAAGGCTCTCCTACATCAGCATACATTTCTATATAATCATCTTCAGCAAGAGACATAATTTCAAAACCACTACTTGAATAAGCATTATTTATTGGTGTAAAATAAGTCCATTGTGATCCATTTTTATAAAATCTAAGTTTTCCAGATCCACTACCACCATTTTCTAATCTACAAAAAATAGCGTATCTACCAGCTCCACCAGATGGTACTGTAAATTTATCAGATGCAAATGCACCATCACTATCTATAGTTTCAGTATCCCAAGTAATTTTTGTGTTAGAATCTCTACCAACACTTTGAGAGCCTGATTTTGTTACAAGAAAAACTGGAGTGTTAGCTCCTCCTCCAGCTGCTGCTATCATAGCACTTGACCTTCCAAAATTAGAAGTTCCTATTATTCCGCTCATTGTTTTATTTTCTCCTTATTTATTATCTTGTTTGATCTAAGTAACTTACAACAATATCAACATTTCCTGATGATGCTAGTGCTGCACATAGATGATCTTCATCTTCTAAAACTATTCTTCCTGTATACTCGAAAGTTGCGTTAGCACTGATAGCTTGGTCTGATAAAATTTCATAATCAGTTCCACCGCCACCATCGTCTATGTATAAATCAACTGTTTCGGCTGCTCCAGCTGTTTCACACATTGTTATTGATAATATAGTATAAGTATGTCCATTTACACCATTAAGTAAAACACTTTCAGAGTTTGTAACTCCTGCTGTAAGTGATACTTTTAATACTTCGCTTGCCATTTTTTATTTATCTCCTTATTTGTTATTATTAAAGTCCTAATACTAAAGCTTTACCTGTACTTGATATATCAGGTGCCATTGTACCAGCATTTGTTATTGCTCCACCAGCAGCTATTGCTACTGTAGAACCTGATGGAACTGTAAATGTATTCGCAGTAAATTGAAAATCATCAGCTCCTGCAATTCTAATATCTATTTGGTCGTCAGTATCAGATGTTATGCTTGTATCAGCATCAGCATCTAATATTAGTTCAGTTCCATTCATGTCTATATTAGAACCTGTTTGTACTTCTAAAGAATTCGCTTTAAATGCAAAATCGTCTGCACCAGCTATTCTGATATCTATTTGATCATCAGTGTCTGCTGTAATAGTTGTATCACCATCAGCATCTAGAGTTAAAATATTACCATTAAGATCAAAAGCTCCTGCTGGATTAAATCCAGTAGCAGTTCCACTGTTAACAATAGTTGCACCAGAGGGTATAGTAAAAGTATCCCCACTATCTCCCAGCGTAAAAGAAGTGCCTGCTGCTGGACTAATTTTGTCAACTTTTAGTTCGCTTGCCATTTTGTTTGTTCTCCTTATTTATAATTTTGGTTCATTAATTATTTATATTATTTGATAACCAATAATCAAATAAATTCTTATAAAATCTTTACTACCCCAGTTCCTGATGAACATGAAATAGTCCATACAGCACTACCACTTACAGTTATATCTCCTATTAAAGCGTAATTTGTACTAGACGATAATGCAGATTCAACTGTGCTGCTGATAGTATTGTAGTTTGTAAATGTTTCTCCTCCAGTTGTTACCGATCCACCTTCTCCCAATGTAACATCAGAATCAGGCATAGTGATTGTTCTTGTGGTACTAGAAGAAACTCCTGATGCTTGAAATGCAATCTGTTTACTTGAGTCGCTATTATCTCTAATACGAAAATCACTATCATTTACTGTAGATACAGTTCCAGCAACTATATTGTCTATTTGAGTTTGAACATTCGATGCTACTCCATCCAAATATCCAAGTTCTGTAGATGTAACTGCACTAACAGAAACATCGCCACTACCATCAGATACTAAAGCTCTTGCTGTAGTTAGGTTTTCCATTTTAGAAAATTCTATAGCTGCTGAAGAATTTACATCAGCATTAACTACAACACCTGAACCAATAGCTGCTGTTCCAGTTGTTCCAATTGAAATATCTCCAGATATAACTACTGGATTAAAATTTGTTCCATCTCCAATAAGAGCCGCACCAGAAGTATTGGTTGCCATTGTTAAGTCATCCCCAGAGATAGTTAAATCTCCAGCAATTGTAGCATTAGCACCACTAAAAGTTAAAGCAGTTGTTGTTCCTGATTTAATTATTAAATTTCCACTTGTGTTTGTAGCACTACCAAAAGTCGTGCCACCATCTACAAAAAATATATCTCCACCATCAGCATCTATTTTAATATCGCCAGGAGCATCTAAAGTAACATCAGTTGCTCCATTTAAAACAAAATCTAATGCAGTTGTTCCTGCTGCTTTAAGAGTTACATTATCTCCATCAGCATCAAAAATAATATCGCCTGATACATCTAACGTATAGTCTCCAGTTATAGCTGTAGTTTCAGGTAATGAAGTATTGGATGCACTAATGGCTCCAATGTGTACCGAAGTTATAGATTCATTTGAAAGAGATCCTGAATCCCAAGCAACTGTGACTGTTGTGTTTGTTGAAAATGAAGTAGCTGTAATTGATCCATAAATTGTTCCTGGTGTAGAGGCAACTACTTTGACCCTACGACCAACATGGTAAACAGAAGTTACATTTGCTCCTGCTATTGTAAAACTTGTAGAAGATGCGTAAGCTGGCGTGTAAGTACCTGCTCCATCTCCATATTCGATCCATTCAGCAGAATTGTAAAACTGTCTAATATCTGCCATAATGTCTCTAAGAGCATTATTGATATTAGAAGGTAACATTCCCTCTGCAACAGATACTGAATTTGATGCTGTTGCTGAGTTGCTTCCTGCTGTTGTATCGTATTTTCCTATATAACTTCCTGCCATTTATTTCTCCTAATTCATAAACCAACTAAAAGCTTTATCACTTTCAGTATTATTTTTATTAATTAATTCATTAACACTAGATTCTAATTGTCTTTGAAAGTATTCTTGTGTTTCCATAGAATATCTAACATTATCTATATTATATGTATCTGCCATTATCTTACTCCTGCTCTTGATGCTACAAGATCTATTCCTTGAGCATGATTAAATATTGTTCCTGATGCTACTTTAACATTTGCTCTTATATATCTTCCAGATTTTCTAACTGGATTCATACCACTTGCTACCATAGAAGATGAACTTGTTTCAGATTCTGAATCAGCTAATCGTTCTCTAGCTTTTACAGTTACTGTTGCAGCTGCATCTACAATAGGTCTTACTCCTGTAATATTAGATCTTAATCCAGGGAAAGGTTCTATTTCTGCAGTTTCAACTTCACATTCGTTTGAAGTTCCTGAAAAAATTGCTGCTTTATAATCTGAATCAATAGCTCCTAAAAATTGTTGTCCACCATTCCAGAAATCTGTATCTAATGAAGCATTAATATTATCTAAATTTTCAGAAATAATATCCATTAATTCTACAGTATAAGCTCCTATATATTGAGGAAATATTGTACTTGCACTAGCATCTGCTAAAGACCATTTTTTAGTTGCGTAATTATAAATTATAACTTTATCACATATACCTGTTGTATTAGAGGTATTAGATGTACTTGGAAATAACCACATAACTAATTGATTAAATGGATCTACTGTTGCACATATTCTATCTGAATATGCTTTGTTTAAATTAAGATCAAAATATCTATTAACTTTTTCTACTCCAATAGGAAGAACTTGATCTCCATTTATTTGATAGAAACCATCATCACTATAGAAAAAAATTTGTCTATTATCTTGACACACTGTTCTTCCATATACAGCTCCTCTATTTGGTGATATAACTGATAATCTAAATACAACTGATCCACCAACATAGTCCATACGAATTATTTGATTTTGTCTAAATACATATC